AACTTTAGTAGAACGCTCTTTGAAAAGAGGCATACGTGGGTCATTTTCGCGCATGTATGTATTATCTACCGACTCCATTTGTGAGCTGGCGAGCTTCTCGTAATGAGCTGCACGTTGTTCCATAAACTCTTTTGGGGCACGGCATAACACTAAACCACCAATTTCAATCGAGCCTTTAAACTGTCCATCTAAGGACGCGTGGGCCATAAGCTCAGGATAGTCTTCTGCCTTTACAGGTTCAAACCCCTCCCTACGCTTGCTAGAGACGTTCATCGGGTCAGCTGCACCTAAAGTGCTGGTACGTACCCAACGGTGAGTCCAACCTGGACGCTCATCAGGACTAGGCAACAACTGGGGTGGTGCCCATTGTGCTACTGGGCGCGCACTTGCGTCGCGGGATTCTAATTCACGTGTAATTTTGGTACTCATTATCTATCTCCATTCATTTGTTCGGCAACCTTCTTGGCATACAGTTCTAGTGGAACACCGAGGCGTTTCGCTATTTGTACTTGGGACGGCGTTAGTTGTATTTTCTTTGGCGCAACAGAACGAGTAGCGGGTGCTACAACATTTGCTGCAGGTTTGGCACGGCGTGGAGTTTCCTCTTTAACCGGAGTTTTTGCTTCTAAATCTTCAGTGCTCCCGAAATAATCGGGGAATCTTTTCCGGATTGTAGCATTAATTTTTTCATAATACTCATCCGACCCAACATATTTTTCACCAAATTCTCTGGCTAAACGATTATGGATAGTGATTGCTAGCCCTGTCATTTCATCTTCTTCGGGGGTTTCGCCACCATACCAGTCATTTTCATCAAGCCATTTTGCGAGTTTTGGGTCTTGTTCTGGTTGCTCTGGAGCAGCCTGTGGGACTTGGATATTTGATTCTTTTGGTTCTACCGGCTGTAGATTCTTAGCATGGTTAAGCTTCATAACTGCTTCAGACACTCTAATTTGAGCATCCGCCAAAGCATCAGAATCGCCTGCATCATATGCTTCCTTGTAGGCTTTTTTGGCCATAGCAAGTTCAGCTTCTGCGGTAGATTTTGATTGGTCAATGAGAACTTTGCTGCCTTCATGCAATGTAGATTGCAAGCGTTTGTTCTCTTCCATTAGAGTTTGGGCCACACGGATAGCCTCTTCGCGCATGCGCAAAGCTTCTTCCTTAGCCCGACGCTCGTCGTGGTAGCCTTTGCCAAGCTTTTTAATACGTTTTTGAACCTTAACATCGTAAGCTTCTAGCTCATCATCAGTTACTTCTTCTGGTGGTGAGGCCATTGGCTTCTTATTACGGTCTTTCTCTGGGGTATCGTCAACAATTTCAATGTCAACTTCCGGTACAGCTGCCTTTACTTCCTTAGTTGCTTCTGGTGTTACTACTTCATCTGGGAAAGTAAAAGACTCGGACTGACCACCCACGGGAATTACTTCACCGTTTTTACCAAATGTTACTGCTCCGAATTCTTCATTAGCCATTTATTTTTGCTCCTTTAAAAGGGTATTGGTATTACGCACGACTAATCCCCCTAGGGTCTTCGACGGTACACTCTACTGAGTCGTCGTTAATAATTCTGAACTCCTGGCCGTGAATCTTAAGACGTGAACCAGAATTAGGGCGAATCAAAACAAAGTCACCTACTTTGCAGCTAGGACCACTAGGGAAACGCTCTTTATCTGCATAAGCGTCTGGACCTAAAGCCATAACAAACAATACAGGTGTCAGCACTTCTTCATGTTGCATAGCTAATGCTGATTTGATAATGCCACTTTCAGAATACTCTTCTTCTGCCTTTGGGACCATACACAAAATATGGTAGCTTTGGGGTTTTGGAAGTTGTGTTGCTTTTTGTTCAGGTTTGGATGGGAGGGTTGAAACATTCCCCAATGCATCGCTGATTAGTAAATCACTCATCTGAGTCCTTTATTTTTTGCTCGCGGTCTTTGATAAAATCTACGGCAAGGGCAAGACCACGGATAATCCCTGTCGTATGTTTGTACTCTTCGTACGTTTGGCAGTTGCCATTGGCAACGGATTGCGCTCTAGCTTCAATGTCCTTGTTCAGTTCATTCGCTAGGTATTCGTATTCGGTCACTCTTCGCTATCTCCTTGTTTAGTTTGTAGTGCCTGCTGTGCTTGCATTGCGGCAAGACCTTTATCATGCTTCTGTTTCATTCCTTGCTGTGCTGCTTTGTGAATCTGTTGTCTTTCAGCGATACGAGCACGTGCTGCCAGCTCGCTAGCCTTTTGTAGATTCTGACTATCTAGTTTCTGATGATTCTGGATAGCGTTGATAGCCATCTGGCCAGCTTGTACCTTAGACTGTGACTGGATGCGTTGCTCTTCAATCTCCAACTGCTTCATCTTAAGCTGAGCATCTGTCTGGTCTTTTTGGGCCTTACGTTGCTGTTCAGCCTGCTTGAGTTGTAGCTCTTGCATTTGCATCTGGATGATTGGGTCTTGGGCTTGCTGCTGAGCCTGTTGCTGCTTCTGTTGCATCTGACTTTGAGCCAAGAGTTTCTGAGCTGCTTGGGCAATCATCGGTGCTAACTGGGCTTCTTGCTGAGGAGTCATGTTCATATCTTCCTCTTCCATAGACTCTTCACCAATCTGTTGAACTGGCAAAGAAGTGCCCATTTGTTTCTCAATCTCGATACGATACTGGTAGCCAATATGTTCGTTAATGTGAGCATACATAGCTTGAGCGATTTGCTGAGCCTGTGGGTTGCCTTGTAACAACTGGTTGATGTGTGGGTCTTGCATAGCAGCCATGTGAACCATGATATGTGCTTCGTGGTCTTGGTATGCGAAAGCCTTGATTGGCTTTAACATCAGAGCGTTTTGGTTCTCTGTGACTGGGTCTGCTGGCTTCTGGTCATCGCCCATAGGTACCAGCTTAGCTGCGTTCTTAACACCTAACACTTCAATCATCTGACGATGTAAAAGAGGCAAGTTATATAACTGAGGTGCTTGTTGTGCTAGCTGGAGGACTGCTTGGTACTGGACAATCTTCTGCGCCATTGTGGACGCATTAGGGTCACTGACTGGAATAACTTCAACATCATCATAGTCACTCTTCTTGGCAGATGAGGAACCCTCAACAGGCTCATAGTCATACTCTTCTGGTGTGTAGTCCGCAATAATTACTTTGAGTAAGCGGAACTCTTGCTTCATCGAGTAGTGCAAACGAGCTTGGATTGCAGACATTACTTTGAGTGTGCGCTCAAGGATTGCCAGAGTTGTACCAACAGGAGCATTACCACCCATGTCAGATACTTGTAAGTCGCCAGCTGATACGAATGCTCGGCCTTCTTGTACGATTTGATTGAACAAGGCCATCAAAGTTTGGCTAGGCTCCTTGTATGGCAACAACATAATGTTGTCTTTAATAGTGCCAGATGGAACATCTACGTCACGGAATTCGCCTGGGCTAATCGGTGTATCGTCACCCTTAACACGTAAGCCACGGGATTTTAACCCACCAGGCAGATTAGAAAGAGTACCAGCATCAACAAGCTGACGAACAATAGTTGTTGCGGAGCGAGCATAACCGCCAATAAGGTGAATAAGTCCGTAGCCATAGAATCCAAATCCAGGCACATATTGGTAGTGAACGAAGTGCCTACGTTTAAGTTTGAGTGTGTCGTCCTCATACCAGTTACGGCGAATAGACAATACCTTGTTGGTGCCTTTTTCAATAGTAATGATGTAAGGTAGTGCTACACCATCTTCGTCTTCATAGCCTGGCAAGTCGTAGTCAACGTGCATCTCAAGAATACGGAAGCGGCTATCTTGGATGGCAGTAAAGCCCTGCTCTTCTGCTTTGCGCTTTTCTACATCGTCCAATACGTTCATTGGTTCGCCAAGTTCTATATCACGATAGAAGCCAGCTACTTGTAATTTCTTAATCTCGTTCTTGGTCTTACGCATTACGTGGGTAATACGCTCAGCGTTCTCTAAGTTTGAAGCGCCGTAAGGAACAACTAAGTCCTCAGCAGGTATAAACATTGCAACTTGTCGGCCAATACTTGGGTCATAGTAGACCTTCTTAAATGCGGAGCCAGCCAATGGTAAGTTCCACAATAACTTTTCATGCTCAGGGCGGTACTCTGTCATCTGCTCAGTAAGTTTGTAATTCATGTCCTCGGAAACACGGACAGACGCTTCAGCTTTCGCTGTGGTCTCTTTACCAATAATCTGTGTCTTAACAGGTCCCATTGCAGGGAATGTTTCCATAATAGCTTCTGATTGGAACTTAACAACTGCTTCAGCGAGCATAGGATGGTAAACGCCACATGCCCCAGCCCAAGGTTCAGTAGTCTCTTCGTACTTAAGTCCTAGTAGTTTTAGGCCATCAACATAAGTATCTATCCAGTCTTTGCGGCCAGCGATATCAGAATCAAAGTGGCCAACTAGTTCACTAGCAATAGTCTGTAATACACCTTCTTCAATATCTTCTGCTAAGTTCTTATTGAACTCATCATCTTCCTCTGGGGTAATGTCAATCTCAGCTCCGTCAGTACGCAGCTTAACTTCCTCTGGGTCTACAATTTCAATTTCAAGAGGAGCCTCTTGTGCGTCTGCTATGCCTTGTGGCGCTTGGTATAAACCCTTGTCGATTGCCATACTTATCCTTAAACTCTATAAAATCCAGCATTCCGCTTGGACTTAAAATATTTAACTGGGTCAGGTTCATCTGACTCCAACCTAATAAACCCACCTCTTCTAAACCGCATTAATGCCTGACTTGTCGAGTCAACTAAGTCGTCATGTTCGCCTGAGGGAAAGCTAGCTACTTCTTCTACCAGCTCATCACCCCAACGGGTATTCGGTACCCATACCAATCCAGA